GAGCTGTTAGCGCGGAAGAGTTTGTTACTGATTTTGCTAATTTTATAAACAATAAGTACAAAAATGCCGCTGCTGAAATAGCGAATAGTCCAGCTGAGGCTGGCGCACGTCTGGAGCTAACACTTAAAAATTTGCAGCTAGCTATTGGCCCAATACTTGCAGAAATTGGCGCAGGATTTCAACAGTTTGCTATTGACGCAATAGACGATCTCAACCCTTTAATTGCAAAATTAAATGAATTTCTCAGGGTTGACAGGAAAGGCAAGAATGCACGTCTCTATGAGTTAGAAGGTGGGGGAGTCGCTGGAGTTGGCAGGATTGATTTAATCAGGTCTGAAATTAACAGAGTTTTAGGGATTCAGCCTGGTAAGCCTATAGAGACTGAAAGGATTCCTGGCGCGGGCCAATACGTAGGAACTAGCAAGGATGACGCCTTTGATTTTCTCAGCAAAGCTCTGGTCAGAGCCGAAAGCCAAGCAGCTCAGTTAAGGCTTGAGCTTTTCCCTGTTGCTAGGAAACAGGCTGACTTGCCTACTAGCAGGCAAGCGCAAGAAGAGGAGAAAACCAAAACGAAAACCAAAAGTCCAGCGCGAGCCGATTTCCGAGATCTAGAAGCTGCTTTTGCAAGAGACGCTGCCGAAAAAGTCCAGAAAGCCGAAGTTGCCTTAAGGATCAAGATAGCTGAAGCGCAAAAACAAGAAAACAAAGAACTCGTTTTTGCTTTGACACAAGAGCGCGAATTGTTAAAAGTAAATCAAGTTATCAATTCTTTGAGAGAGCAAATAAGGCAAAGGGCTATTCAGATTACTGAGGCGCAAGGGAAAGGTCTAGATGTTTCGGGAGGCATTCGTAAACAACTTAGTGATCAGCAAAAGCTAAATAGCGCAATCTTGGAAAAATCGGCAAGAACTGCTGAACTCTCAGCGGACAGGCTGGGGAAAGAGAAAGAAATAACAGCCGAGCTAGACAAGCAAAGAAAGTCTTTTGAGGAGCAGTTCACTGACAGACAAAAAGAATTAGGCTTGATTTCGTCTAGTGATTACAATAAAATTTTGCTTGACAGGAAGAAAGAAGAGCTTGCAGATCCAAGGCTTGGCCTAACGCCTGAGCAGCAAGCCAGAGGTCTTGACCAGTATCGCCAAACAGTAGACCCAACGTTGACGGAAGGGTTGAGCCAAAACATTCGCAGTTTGAAAACAGAGCTGGAAGATCTAGTAAATCCAATCAACCAAATCACTGGAGCAGCAAACGCTATTGGGACTGCATTCTCACAGTCGTTTACCAATGCAATTACTGGTGCCACAAGTGCGAAGCAGGCATTAGCTGATTTCTTTAAGAGTGTTGGCAGCTATTTCTTGGACATGGCGGGGCAGATTATTGCGAAGATGGTGACAATGGCAGTTTTAAATACTGTTGTTAAGTTGCTGCCTGGTGGCGGATTTAATCTTGGGAGCACACCGTTAGGCGCGGGTGGTGGCGAAGTTGGTGGGATCGGGACTTTAGGGCCAAACTTCGGCATTGCTCAACGCGCCGCAGGCGGTCCAGTAAACGCGAATACGCCTTACATCGTTGGCGAGCGTGGGCCTGAGCTTATGGTCCCTTCAGGCAACGGAACCATTATTCCAAACGATGTCTTTTCGGCAAGTCGTGCTGCTATCTCTGGCGGTGGTCCGTTAGGTGCCGCTGGAAACTCTGGTGATCTTGGTAAAGATGGAATGGTCGAGAGCCGCAATTACATCAGCAACAACTACTCAACTCAGCAAGCCATTGCTCAAAGTCAAGCAGCTGTATCGTCAAGTTCAATGTCAATGGAGCGCGTGATTGAGCGCAAGGCCGCAGAGCGTCAAGCAACTGAAATGTCAGAACCGATCAGAGTTAAGATGGACACCACCGTAATCAACAACGTGGAATATCTCACCGTTGAGCAAGGTCTTGCGCTTTCTGAGTCCGCTTCTCGCAAGGCTCGTAGCCAAGTCTTTTCTGACCTAAGGCAGCGACCTGCGTCAAGGTCAAAAGTGGGGCTTGGTTGATGCTTGCGATTGGTACTTATCTTAAGCTTGTTGACTTTGAAGGCTCAGACACTGGCTATGCCTTCCAGAACTTTTTCCAAGGCGAGTCGCGCACGTATTTAGGCACAAGTTATGTATTCGCAGGTTTTGGCTTTAGTGGCGGGACCCTGGACCTACAGGCTGCCAATATTTCAGCGGCAGTTGTTTTTGCTGTAAATCAACTGGATTTAAGTATTTTTCAAACAGCATCAGATCAACGTTGGCTTGCGGAGATACGCACGGTATGGCTTGACCCAGATACGTTGGTTGAGACAAACCGTTACAGCGAAGAGCTGTATGCAGTGCTTGGATTTGAGCATGATACGAGTAGGCTACAGGTAAGACTGGGTAACCCTTTGGACGCGATTGAAGCAAACATCCCAAGGCGTGTCCTTACCCAAGTAAGCGTCGGGGAACTTCCTTCTACCGGAAACATTTCATTGAGATAATGCTAAGTCCCAACAAAAATCGAATCATGCTTCTCCCGCAGGATCGGGAGATTATTGACATCACTGGGATGTCTGAAGAGCAGTATGTCTTTTTCTGCCGACAGGCGATTTTACACAGCAAGCTAAGACCTGGAGAGCCTGTTGCTCTTGCTCCGCTTGCGATTATTGCTATCAACCTGGCGATTGGTCTTGTTCTTTCTGCTGCGTCGGCATTACTAGCACCCAAGCCCCAAGTAAGAAAAGCTCCTGACGTTAGAACAAGGAATGTAGACGGGCAGACTATTGTCAGGGGGGATCAGTTTACAGCCAAAAGTGGTTTTGACACTATTCAAAACGTTGTCGAGATCGGCAGCACTATACCTATTGTTTACGCCAATCGCCAGTTAATTGACGGTAAATATTACGGTGGAATTAGAATTAATACAAACTTACTTTGGAGTCAAATTTACAGTATCGGTGGCGGGCAACTGCTGAAAGCTATTTTTTTAGTGGGCGAATCTAGCAGCATTGATGACAGGCTTTCTGGAATGATTCTTGACAACGAGCAGTTTGCTATTGGTAACAATCTTTTAAACGGTTACGATTTAAGTCTTTCGACAACAGGAAGGCTGTCTATCTATTACAACAACATTGGCGGGCGGATTACTTCAGGTGACTATATTGCTGGCGCTTCTCCTTTTTCTGATATAGCAAATTCGGAAAATGAAGGCGCAGATGACGTATTCCAAGTGAAAAACGTAAACGGGGGGTATCGGCCTTCTTTTTGTTTTGCATCAAAACCTTCTACTCAAACCTCAATAGGAGTGTATGGATTCATTGGCAATAATTTGGGCTACAGAGTAAACCCTGTATTCAGACCGGGCAGGCAGTTTGTTGTAAGAACAGACAATGAAGTTAATTGCAAGTCTGATTGGCAAGAACTTGCAAATCGTGATAAGCAAGACAAAATTTTTCCCGGCAAGTCTTGTCTTTACGCAAGAAATGGATCAGAAATATCTGGCAACAGCGTTCAAGTAGCTGAAAAAGATCAGCTGAGCTATAGGCTTTTAAGTACATGTGCCCTAAGCGATTATCCAAACGGTTTCACGCGGGGTGGAAACTTAGGTCAAGCGACTGCTGGAGACGTTGCCGGGGCGGTAGCAGGTCGCCAAAAACAATACGACGAATTGATAACTATTGGTCAACTCTACAAGATAGGCAGCGCATTAGCTATTTGTTCTGATCGGGATGCGCAGCCATTCTTATCCGATGCCGATCAAACTCCAACTGGTGGAGGTCGGGATATGACCGCAACATTTACGGTGGTTCGCTCAGGCGCAGTTGATTTTGTCTCTCTGAGCGATGCAGATAATTCCTCCTCTCGAATAGCAAGTAGCACGGCTCATATAATGCGCTGTGCTATAGCCAATATCGTGACCGAGCGCGGTTCCAGGATGATAGAAATTGGCCTTAAAAGTCGCTTGCAGTTAAGCGTTTCAGGTATCTGCAATTTCAGAGACAGTAAGCCTTATTCTCAAATAGATGCAGAGGCTTGTGACAACTTCCTCGGCGACGATGCCGATGGCGCTAATCCTGTTAATTTTAATAGCGGCACCTACACCGGCCCGGAGCTGAGATATAGTTTTTTCCGTATCTCCTACCGAGTAGCCTCAAGCAACGCATTCTTCACAGAAATAGGAACTATTTTTGGAACCAGAGGTGCCACAGGTGTTGATGTCTACAATTACATAAAATTAGATTTTACTTTTGAAAATCGTTACGAAATAAGGATCGAGCCCTTGACCTCTTGGGAAATAAGGACCGGCGCGGCTAGTGGGGATCTAGCCGTTTTGGATTACGCGGTTCAAAATACTCAAATTATCAACGAAGGTGGAGTTCAGATCGAATTCTCTGGAGAAATCATTCCGCGAAGTGTCGACAGCTTTGGAGTATCAGTTTTTTATCCAAAAGACGGCAACCAACTGGCGCTTAACAGAGAAGACAGCCCTTATTATGTTGATTCTTACGCAAAAATTGCTGAGGCTTTTATTTACAACGAGGTTACAAGTAGTGCCACTCAGCCTGAGCATGAAATTGTTTACGTGAACAACGTTTCAACTGGCCCTATAGTCCCAAAGTATTTTGCTTCAGCAATTGTAGGTCTAAACATCAAAAGCAGCGAGGAGGTAAAAAACCTTCAGCAGTTTAGCGTTTACGTCAACAAAGGCGTTACCTCCACAAGCATGTTCCCCAACGTGCTATACGATCTCTTTACGAACGATAGATACGGGGTTGGTAAAATAATGAGTTCTGCTCAGATTGATAAAGTAAGTTTTGATTCGGCGGCAGATTGGAATTATTCAAGAAAGTATTTTTTTGATGGCGCTATTACCGAAAAGCAGAATCTCAGGACTTGGGGCGCTCAAAGAGCTGCTGATTTTCTTCTAGACCTTGTCATAAGAAATGGCAAATTTGCTTTGCAGCCTGTAGCCAACTTTGAAGGGTCAGAAAAAATAACGCAACTTTTCACCTCAGGCAATATTATCGAAGGTTCGTTTGAGTTAAATTATTTTGACGCTGCGGATCGCATCCCGCCAAGGGTTTCCGTCAAGTGGCGCCAAGAGCGAACCGATCTTGGAGACTCGTCCAAGGGCTTATTCCCTGTCGTAAGAGAAGTCATAGTCAGAGAAGCTGGCGTTGAAAATTTTGCTCCTATAGAGTCAATTGATATTAGCGATTTTGCCACAAGCGAAAGGCACGCAGTTGATAGAGGCAAATGGGAATGTAAGTTTCGCAGGCTTGTGACCCATTCGATCAAATTTAAGACTACCCCTAGCCAAGCAAGTCTTGATATTGGAGGAGTCTTCAAGCTAGGGCTTGAAACTACAACCTTCAATCAACCGCAGAATGGAGCAATTGCCGCTGACGGCACGATTACTTCTTGGCCACCTTTGGCTGACGGTAATTACTCTGTATTACTTTGGGATGGTGCGTCAACAAGCATTACCGAAACGACCATGTCGGTTCAAGGCGGTGCAACGAATTTTTCTAATTCAGTGTTTTGCATAAACAGTGGAAGCACGAATGTGCAGACATACAAAACTCAATCTCTTTCGTTCGATGAAGACGGTAACATTGAGGTTGAAGCTATTCACTTTCCAACCAACAGCAACGACGAAAGCCTAATCGTCGATGGCTTTGACAATGACAGCAACTGGATCTTGGAGGGTCTGATCAACTAATGGCAGTCTTCTTTCCATCACTTACACCGACTCGGCGTACTTACACGGTTGGCGATTACCCAACCAAGCGTTTTAAAAGTATAAGCGGGGCTGGAACGACCAGGCTTTATGGCAGTAAAGCCTTTGATGCTGTCTTGGACTTGGAATTCTCAACTAACGATGCAGAGCTAACAACGATTTTGGTTTGTTTTAACTCTGCATACGGTTCAGGCACTGCTTTAACCCTTCCGTCTTCAATCTTCGATGGAATGAATGCTGCCTTACAGAGTCAAATCCCAAGCCATGTGACTTGGCGTTGGCAAGAAACTCCTCAAGTCCAATCAGTTTTCAATGATCGATCAACAGTTACTGTCAAATTAATCGGCACATTGGATGGTTGACTTCAGTGAGTAGAATAGATCAAAAGGCTTATAGGCATGGCTGTTCGCACTGGCAGTAATGGGCAATTGCGATGGAGGGGGACTGTAGTCGCTCGCGTGCGCTCTTGGTCAGCAAATATTGCAAAAGACTCGTTGGAGACTACGAACATTGGGGCCTTTGACCGTTCCTACGTTTCGGGTTTGAGGGGTGTAACGGGAACAGCAGACATTATGTACGACCCAGGTGAGGCAAGCGCAACAGCGCTTTTCAACGATGTTTTGAATAATTCTTCAGAACCTTTGAGTAACATTGAGCTTGTTTTGGATTCTGCTGGCGGCAGCCAGTTAAGCGGTTCTGCAGTTTTGACAAGTATTTCTGCCAGCGTTTCCGTTGGTGCGGTCACCTCTTGCAGCGTTGGTTTCCAGATTTCTGGACCTTTAACTGGAGGATTCTAATGCTATGGCGGTACTTGGAATTGATGGAATTGTTCGACTAAGAAGAGAAGCGCCGCTGCCTATTGTTGTAAGCTCTTCAGTCCTCAGGGCCGATATTAACGCTCTTGTTTTAAATAATCAAGATTTCTGGTCAGGGGATGAAGTCTATCTTTTCTCGCAAGAAGGGCTTCCTTTGTCAGGCCAGTGCTCAAACGGCTCTGCAATGTATGCAGGAGGATTTCTTGAAACAGGCCCTAATCGTTCTCACATATCAGGCAATGATGATTTCTTCTACAAAAGAGGCGTAGGAGAAGATTCGGATAATTTTTACTGTGGAATTGGAGTCAAAAGTGCGGAATATTTTATTTATAGGGATTCCCTGAACAGGCTTAGCTTCTATACAGATTATTGCTCTGCTGTTAACGGTGGGTCTATCAATAAAGTGGACTTAGCTCAGTACGATTTCAACTTTTTGTTAATTGCTGCGGCAGGCACTGAGGAATACAACAATGCTCTAACCGAATGCGTCGCAGGCGTCGGAGATTACAGATTCAGCGACGTTAGAGATGAAGTAACGCTTGAAAGTATTTGCGACTTTGCCCCTTCATATCAAAGCCCTGCTGCAGGCACTGCTGAGTATGATGACGCGGACCTTACTCCAAGGAGTGCGGTAAACGGTTTTCCTTGGGTGTTGCAATGTGAGTTAGCTGAATGGTCTCTTGAATTAGACGGGGCAGCTGTTGATACTACTCAGGTTGGCGAGAAATTTGGCGAAAATGTAAAAAGTATTATTACAGGTGGTGGAAAGTTTGATTTCCAAGTTGGAGAGGTAGGGCATTCGCCCGCTAGCGGCGACAGGGCTGTTGACGCAAGCTACTTGCTTCAGCTTCTGCAGTTAACGGAGCGTGGCGCGAAGGCTGAAGCGGAGTTTTGGTTAATGCAGCGAAAAGTTAGCGATGCGTGCAGTGTTTTGGCTAGAGGTGGGCTTTATTACGCTACAAGTATTTTGATAACGAACATTGCGGTTAACGTCAGGGCTACGGATGTCATCGTCGGTTCTGCTAACTTCGCGACATCTGGCGAGATTGCATTAAAAGTAGGAGTATAATGACTAAAGTGGGACAAAGAGCATTCGGTTAAATGGCAATCGTTACACCGGGTCAGCCTGGAGCTATTGACAATATTGACATTAGTCAAAACACGTTCCGTACTCAGGTTGGTGAGGTCACCAGCGCGGTGTTGCGTCTTGCTGGCGGAGAAGTGGACTCAACGTCTACGACAACGCTTTACGTTAACCAAGAAATTGGTTCTGACAAATTTGTTGCGGGTATCGCAGACAATACGGTAACTCCTCCTCTAAGCAATCAACAGCTTACTTGCGGCTACTCGGAGTCAGCGCCCTTCAAGACCCTCAATAGGGCGCTAATTGAAGCAGCTCGCCTGTCTGTTCAAAGCGGAGTTGGAAATGATTTGTATGACCGTGTTGTAATCAGAGTCGCGGCCAGCGAATACGTTATTGATAACACTCCGAGCACAGGTCTAGCTGTGAGCCAGTGGCCTAATACTTATGAGCCTACTGAAGAAGACCTAAGAGCTTTTAACTCTGACGACATGGGGATTATTCTCCCAAGAGGAGTTTCAATTATTGGTGCTGACCTTCGCAAAAGCGTTATACGTCCCAGGTCTGTGCCAAGTGCAGGCGGGAATCCAGTAACCGACAGAGGCAGCTTATTCAAGACCACTGGAGGTTCGTTCTTTTTTAATTTTACCTTTAAAGATTCTCTCAATTATACTTCGTCTCATCACTTACTTCAAGCGTTTTCTTTTTGCTCTCAGTCAGATTTAGTCGCATATTATCAAAAAGTTGCAACAGTATTTGGAATTCCTTCTTCTGACGTTGAAGTTATAAATCCAGGCGAAACACAAATTACCACCCAGTACCCTGACAATCAGGTTTCAGCTGCGACAGATTCTGTCAATGGCAGTTCTGGGTACGTCTTTAATTGCAGCTTGCGCTCCAATTACGGCATGTGCGGCATGTATCTCGACGGAAGCGATGGTGTCTCAGGACTGCGCTCAATGGTCGTAGCCCAGTTCACAATTGTTTCGCTTCAGCGTGACATGAACGCTTGGCAGATTTATACAGGAGGGTCTTGGCAGACTTGTAGTGGATACAGTGAGTACATAAACGCAGATAGTAATGATGTAAGATCGCGAATCTCTGGAAGCTTTTCTGCTTCTACTGGAAACTATGAAACTGATTATAGAAGTTTTGGCTTTAAGGTTACAAATAACGCTTTAACGCAAGAGGTCAGCTGTTTTGTTATCGGCTCAAGCGTGCATCACTGGACTTCTTCAGGCGGAGAATGCACTATTACCAATAGTAATAGCAATTTTGGCAACACAGCTTTACTTAGCAGTGGTTTTAGAGGTATTGGAACAACAGGTGGTGCGTTCGCTCAAGACAAAGGATTCCAAGCACTTCGTGTCCGTAGACCTCTAAAAGTAAAAACAGATGGAAGCAACATTCGCAGAATCGGAATTGGTAACGTATCCAGCTTGGGATACGACAGTGCAACAGGAACTATCAATCTACAAGTTGCTTTTGACCCAGAGACAACTTTCGCTAACAACGGGTATAGCTTAAAAGAAGGAGACTATATTTGGATTGAAAATAATAGCCGCACTGAGGGGCCAGGGGCTTCATTAAACCAAGCAATTGATGTACGTGCAAAGCTGGCCTCTGTGCCTTTTAATTCGGCAACCCCTACTCAGATAATCGTTGTTGATGGAGGTATTGACGACCCTAGCGTAAACAATATCTCAACCATTTCAAACCAAACTTTAGAAGGTAACCGTGTTTACATCAGAAGGCTTTCTGACACTAGGAAGCCCGAAGAACGTGAATATTCGTTGATTGTTTCTGGTAGCTCAACAACTCGCAGACCTGTAGGGAATTACATTTTACGCTTAGGAAACCGTAGTACCCTCAACCAACAACTAGACCCTGCAAACAATTCAAACGAGGTCTTTATTGTTTCGACTTCAAAAGACTCACACGCCTCTTTTGGCAGCGATGTTTATAAAATCGTTATCCGCCCTGGAGATAGCGCATCTTCTTTCAATTCTTCTACTTTTTACAGAGTAGGAACTCCTGTTTCAAGAAATAATAGAGTGTTCCGAAGCAAAAGAAACAAAAGATTTAGCACGTTTTCCACTGAAAACTTTGAGGCAAGCTTACCAATGCTTCCTGATGAAAGAGGTGTTGAACTTTTAAGAACATCCTCGGGACCGTTGTTAGTTTTAGATAGCGACTTGTCAAACAGTCCTACAAGCACTGACCTTGGAATAAATCAATCAACAAACACCTTGATTCTTGATCAAGTAAGGAGCAGCACTGATTTCCAAGGCGTAAGTTCTTTTATGAGAGCCATTGGGTACACAGCTCAAAATGTTGGAATACAAGAAAACGGAACACTTTCCGGGACTATTCTTGAACAACAAGATACAGAAGCATCGAGAGATTGGAACCCTGCTGATCCCCTCAGCCCTGTCCCTTCTGGGAAAATCGACTCTAGGACAAACTGGCCACTAGAGTTTAACCGACCAAGCCTTATTAGAGCTTTTGCGCACGCCTATGAATTTGTTGGATATGGAAACTACACAAAAGCGTTGCCAAAATATCAAGCAACACCATTGTCTCAGCAAAATAAAATTGATTATTTTGCGGTGAATTTATTAGGCGGTCGCTGCTATAACACTGGATTCAACGAAGATGGCCTTTTAGTCCAAGGCAACGTAATTACGGACCTTGGCACCAACCAAACTGTAAATAGTGAAATTGCTGGTTTGGGCGCTTTAGCCGGAGACCCTGATTTCCCGGCAACTCCTACTGATTTTGAAACTTTAAACGTTACGCAGCTTTTACAGTCTTCTCAGCGTACAGAGTTAACTAACGAGGTGCTAATTAATGGAACGGTTGAAGGTTCCGTCACATTTGCAGATGGCGTATTACCTGAAGCGACAGAAACGCAAAGAGGTGTTGTTAAGCTTGCAACTGACTCAGATGCTGCAGGAATTAGCAGCCCATCAACTGCAAACGATGTTGACGCTTTAACAGCAAAAAATCTCGGCTCTGTGCGTGGGGTGGCAGATGGTCTTTGCGATCTGGATTCGACCGCCAAAATCCCAGTGGCGAGGATACCCGACCTAGATGGTTCTGGTCTGGTTCAAAACGCTTCTACTACGGTCAAAGGTATTGTTGAGCTTGCTACTGGTGCCGAAACGCTTGCGCTAAGTGATGCAACCAGAACTGTAACTCCATCGTCACTAAGCAGTGCAAGAGGTGTTGCGAACGGTTTTGCAAGCCTGGATGCAACAGGTCTTGTTCCAGTAGCGCAGATTCCTCCAGTAAATCCAAGCGATGTTATCAAGCTAACGCCTGCACTGTGGGTAAACGGTTCAGCGACTAATTTTGACAATTCAACGAACTTTACTTTTGTGCAAAACGCAAACACGGCTGCGATTGATTTAGGAACACCGCTGAATGCTGTACCTGGGACTTCTGGATTTATTTTGGTCACCAGAGGAGTCTCAGCTACTACGCCATTTACCTCAATCAATGGAAGCAACTGGTCTGGAGTGGTTAATACATTTGTGAGCCCAATAACCAATTCAGAAGGACTATCAGGAACCGTGTTGATCGGATACTATATTGCAACTTCAACCAACATAGTTTTCACCGCCTCTATGGTTGCTTGATTATGGTCACTGCAGTACCCGCTTTTTTTGGCAGCAAGGCTCGAACCCGCAAGCCTTCTGCTGTAGATTTGACTATTCTTTTTGACGAATCAGGTTCTAATAATAACTTTATAAATGCTTTCAAAGATAAAGCAAACATTATCGCAATTGAAAACTCTTTAGTAGCAGAGGGTGTTGGTGCTGGAACTGATTTAAATAGATATAGGATTGGCGGCTTTAGAGATGCTCTTTATGCGGACTCTAATGCGTTTTCTCAGAAAATTTTTATCAATAGCGGCGAAATTCAAAACGCAAACTGGGGCCAAGAGGACGCTGGTTTTAACTACGGGCAAAACTTAGAAGACGAAACAGGAGCCATTTTCGTCGCTTCGCGTCCAATTTTCGGTGTAAATGCACCGCAGGACAACCTTAGACCTGCAGGTAACAATATTGGTCGAATTACGATTTCACAATCAACAGAAGAGAGTTCTGGCGTCTCCAACCCTTCAGGTTTAGATATAATTATGAGGACCGAGGAAAAACAAAGATTAGTTTTTATTGACGGGGGTGGCGATCAGGAGCCGGAATGCCGTGATTTGCAAAGATTAATTACTATAGGCACTGTTCCTAGCGGGTCTAGGGTTTACGGGTTTGTTTTTACAGGAGAAACTGAAGCAACGGTTATTTTTTCACCTAACACAGTAAGAACCGGAACGCAGTTAAGTGACTTGACTATCGTAAAAAATATTAGCAAGACAACTCTTTCATGCGAAGGATTTATTGCAGGCACAAGCCTTGGCCCTAATGAAGACCAAGATAGAAGTACGAATGTTGGGCATTACGCAAATCTTACTGGTGGAGCAGTGCTGGCATTATCGGCTTGCACGCCAAACTTTCCACTGGCCTTTGAAGTGCTCGGGAAAATACTTGGAGAGCTGTTGTTTGATGAGTCGCTGTAACAGCTAGAATCAGCATAATGGTCAATACCAGAATCTTCGCTCTATAGCAAATGGCACTCGATATTGTCCACAAGAAGAGTGGTGTATCTCAAAGGCTTCCGGTCGCTAGCGATCTAGGACTAGGCGAAATTGCTGTCAATTACAACGCTGACGGCCCATTTCTGACATGCAAAGACACTGCCGGAAATGTCCGAAAAATTAACAATATTTGGGTTAGCGCCACTGCGCCAAATGGGGCAAGCCCTGGAGATCCTTGGCTTGACACAAGCGTAAGCCCAGCAAGGCTTTTCATATATCAAGATTCCTCGACGCAATTCACTCCTGCAATAACAGTAAACACAGCAACTCCAAGCGCAACTGGCACTGTTCAGCTTGCTAGCGCAACTGACATTACTAATGGATCGCCTGGGCGTGTAGTAGATGCTTCTCAGCTGCAGTCTGAAATCAGCAGCTTTCTTGTTGGGGTTAACGCAACATCTCCGTTGGCGGTTGGCGGAAGCTCAACCCAGCCAAACATTTCAATTACTCCTGGCACGGCAGGTCAAATATTTAGAACCAACGCGCAGGGCAATGCGGTTGAATTTACAAGCGATTTAAGCGTTCCTGGAAATTTGGATGTCATAGGCGATGTTTCCGTAGGCCCTGGAGCGCCTTCTTCTCCTAGCCTAACTATTCATTCAAACGGCGAGATTACTGCTGGAGCATACAACAATATTAACGTAGGTCGTGGCGGTAATTCTGTTGTAACCAATACGAGTGTAGGAACAGAAAACTTAGACAACAATACTACTGGGGCGTCGAACTCTTCCTTCGGAAAACAATCTCTTCAAAGCAATACCGAGGGAAGCGATAACACTTCGGTTGGGCATCAATCTCTGCAAGCGAACACGACAGGGTCTACTAATACTTCGGTCGGAAGATCAGCTCTTAAGAGCAATTTGACTGGTTCTCAAAATACTTCCGTGGGCTACTCGTCTCTTATTGATTGCACAACAGGGTCTGATAACGTAGGGGTCGGCAAGTTTACAGCAGCTGATCTTATTGGAGGGAACAACAATACCGCAGTAGGGTCTTCAGCTTTAAGGCTTTCCACAACAGGAGAATTTAATGTCGCTTTGGGGGACAGCGCTGCATACTACTTTAGCGGAAACAATAACACGGTTCTTGGAGCCTATCTAGGTAATTCAAGCGAAACAGCAATAAGTGATACCGTAGTTATTTCAGCAGGCCGAACAGAGAAGCTTAGGATTAATTCAACTGGATCTTTGCTTTTTGGTGGTTCGTTACCTGCTAGCCCCAATATTCAGTTTGATAGCAGCGGAGATGGAAGCTTTGCTGGTTCGGTCACGATTACAGGGGATTTGACTGTCAATGGAACGACAACAACACTGGACACTCAGAATCTTCGGGTCGAAGATAAGAACATTGAGCTTGGCGTAGTAGCAAGCCCAACAAACACAACCGCAGACCTTGGAGGAATAACACTTAAGGGAGCCACGGACAAAACCTTTAGGTGGTTACAGAGTGGAGAAAATTGGGAATCATCTGAACATTTAGACCTTACAATTAACAAGGAATATCGAATCGCAGGAACAAGGGTTCTAGACGCTACGAGCTTGGGTGCAGGCATTGTCGGATCAAGCCTGACAAGTGTCGGTACGATTGCCACAGGTGCTTGGCAAGGAACTGCGGTCGGAGTTGCGTATGGAGGAACCGGACAGACGACTTATGCAAATGGCGAGATCTTGGTAGGTACTAGCAGTGGATCATTAGCAAAAGCCACTATTACTGGTGGAACAGGGCTGACAACTGTTAACGCTAGCGGATCCATTACACTCAACTTAGACAACACCGCCGTAACACCAGGAAGCTATACAAACGCAGCAATAACAGTAGACCAGCAAGGAAGGATTACGGCTGCTAGCAATGGAAGCGCAGGATCGTATCTAACTCCTTCAGATATTGGCGTAACTGTCGAAGCGTTTGACGCTGCAACAGTTAAGGAAGACGAAAATCAAACATTTACCAAAGCTCAGCGTGGAAGTATCACAGCATTAACCGATGCAGCCAACATATCGATCAATTTGAATGAAAACAACTTTTACAGCGTAACGCTCGCCGGAAACAGAACACTTGACAATCCAACAAACTTAACTGCCGGGCAATCCGGTTGTATTTTCATTACTCAGGATGGCACGGGAAATAGAACACTTGCATTCGGAAGCAATTACGATTTCGCTGGAGGTATCACTCCAGCCCTGTCGGCCAACCCTGGTGCTGTTGATGTCTTGAGTTACGTTGTCCGCTTGGACGGAGCAATCCCCTCAATTATTTGCTCACTCACAAACAATTTTTCTTGAGGTAGAACGATGATTCCAGGCAGTATCTTTCCATTATTTTTGACAGCAGGCGAATGGCTGATAGTTGACACTTGGGATGTTAATACTCAAGGAGACAGCATGTCTTTCCCAAACGTACAATCTGGGGACATGTTCTTCTTCGTGGCGTCTTCAGATGTCTCAACACCTGATGCTCAGCCTGAAAGCGGTTTGAGTGTTATAGAACGAAATCGCATTAGTTACGTAGGTTACGGCATTTTCGCAGCACCTTCTGATGGGTTGATAAACTCCTTCTCTATGACAGCTGTTCTTCAGAACTTCGATCAAGCCATAGCTTTTACCGTTAGAGCAGATAATAGTTTTACAAATACAAATGGAGTCACGTATAAAGGAGATAGTCTTAGAGTTACAGGATCAAGCGATACTCCAAGTCATGGCAATCTTTCCTCAAACTATTCCGCAAATTCATTAGCCCTTCAGCTCGCCTTTTTGGATAATGACAGTGTACCTAAAAATCTATGGGTTCCTCCTTCAGGGGCAGCCTTAATAGAGTCCGCAACAAGCGGGAGTAATGATGGGGCATTGGCGGCTTCCTTTCAAAGGATTGGAGCTGCGGGCAGCTATTCTTGGGGTGCATGGGGATCACTAGCTCCAAACAGTGACAATTGGGTAACGATACTGGTTGAGATCACTAAGCCATAAAACCATGGATCAACATACTCTCGAAAACTGGAAGCGCATCAAAGAGGCATTGGAGAAATCAGGCAAAAAAGACTGCATGTTTTACAAACGTGCAGTTGCAATATTAAGTGGCAAGCCAGACCCACTAAAATAACAGGGAAGGAGCGCCTAAGACGTGATTGAAATTTACGCAGCAATCCTAGGGGCTTCTATTGGCATAGCTGGGATGAGTGTCTCTGGGTTTACTAGGCGAACCAGCGAAAGCCGTGAAGCGGTTATTCGCCTCACCGCTGGCGTTGAATCCATTGCAACTAAGCTTGAAGACTTGCATCAGGACATGAAGGCAGAAAAAGTTCAAGCCAATGCTGATCGCCGTGAAATTTACGAACGGCTGAATGATCATGGCAGCCGACTAACTGTTTTAGAAACTACTAAGG